GTCTAACGATGTTGATTTATCCATTGATGAACTTGACAGTTCATTTTCATGGTTTAAAAATTGCCCTGATTCTGTCAAATTAATTCTTATCAATATGCACTTTAACATCGGTTTATCTCGTCTTAAACAATTCAAAAAAATGCTGGCTGCTGTTGAAGATAAGGATTATAGTCTAGCCGCTACGGAAATGTTAGATAGCCGGTGGGCAAATCAAGTAGGAGCACGGGCAATAGAACTTAGTGATGAAATGAAAAATGCAGAAAACGGATGACCGTCACTCAACTTACCAAGCTTATCGAAGCTGTTGGGATTCCAGCTGCAACCGCAGCAGCGATGGGGTTTTTGTTATGGCGGTTGCTTCAGTATATCCTGAAAGACTTAAGATCGGACATGGAGACGCATGACAAAGATCTTCAAAAAAGCCTCAAAAAACTACAGACAATTCAAATCCAACAGGTTGATAGAATCCGGGTGATGGAACGCAATATCTACAGATTTCAAGACGCAATAGCGGTTAAGGTAGGCATCGACCGAGTTTCGTATGACCAGACGAGAAAAGAAAAGCACGACGAGGCAAAGCAAGTATTGCGCGATGTGGGAGACATTAATGGGGACGAATAGCGTTTGTACTTACATAGGAGTAATTTAAATGGCTGAAAAAGTAAGCGATGATATTGGAGTACCTGATAAGCTGGCTTGGCAAATTAACCGTCGTCGGTTAGCGTATATCGCCATGGCTGCAATTATCGTGACTATTGTATCCAGTTTCGTATGGCCAGAACGAGCAACGCAGGTACCCGCTGCTGAGATGATTTACATTTCTCTCGCAGGTATTATTATGGCTTTCTTTGGTGCGGATGCGCTCGTTAGTAGAAAAAAGGGTAAGTAAAGATTTTAACTTTACTGGGCAGTCTATTAGGTTTTGGGACTAGTATTGTCCCCGAGATTCTTGGCTTTTTCAAACAAGGCCAAGCGAATAAGCAAGAACTTAAGATGTTGGAAGCAAAGGCGCAGTATGCTGCGCAGTTGTCCACGCTTAAACTTCAAGAGTTAGACGCACAGGCCGATATAGCCGAGACCAAGGGTCTATACGCCCACGATACTGAATTGGCCCGCAGAGGCGGCTGGGTGGTGGGCCTACAGGCGAGTGTGCGCCCAGTTGTTACTTATTTATTTATGATGGCTTTTCTGGCTGTAAAAGGCGGAATGGTGTATTCCTTAATATATAATCAAGACGTTGCTTGGACTAACGCGCTTGAAGTAACTTGGGACGCTGAAACGCAAGCACTGTTTGCAGCAATCATGAGTTTTTGGTTTGGGAACAGGGCAATGAGTAAGTTTCGCCCCAAAGCGGCTAAGTAATCCAGTCGCGCCATGCATCTCCCATTACAGCATTGGCTAGATTAATTTTATTTTTCAAAGCCTTAACAATTTTTTCATCCACCGTTTTTTCCGCCACTAAGTCAACATACGTCACCTTATTTGTTTGGCCTATGCGGTGCGCTCTATCCTCAGACTGCATCCGGACTTCTAAATCATAGCTATTACTATAATAAATAACCGTATTGGCAGCGGTTAGAGTAAGTCCGTAACCTCCAGTACGAACCTGACCTACAAAAAATCTGCACGGGCTACTGCTCGATTGAAAATCAATTATCAATTTTTGTCGGGCATCATCCGATACTTCGCCATAATAAGCACCGTAACTTTCTTTACCGTATTGCTTACCTAAAACTTCACATATTTTTCGTATATCATATATATAATTAGCCCATATGATAACTTTACCGCTAACTTCTTCAAGAACAGATAATAGTTCATCTATACGATAATTATCCAACTCTTTAAACGAGCCGTCGTCTAATTTTGCATAGCCGCAGGTAACCTGTTGTAATCGTAAAAGTTGAGTAATCACATTGACAGCAGTAATGTCACCTTCTTCCAAAGAAGCAAGGGCCCATTTCTTCAAACTTTCATACACCTCCTTCTGTTCCTTAGTTAGCTGAACATTGCGGCGAGTATAAACTTTTTCTGGAAGATCCAAGCAATCTTGTTTAAGAACACGGTAACTGAAATTTTGTAGCGTTTCATTAAGCTCGGTTAGGTTTTGGTATCCAAGAACCTGTTGAAATGAGTGTGTGGCTACCGAACGTTTTTGAATTATGGCGTACCTTGATCTAAATGAGTAATACGAAGCGTAGCCCAAGTAAGCTTCGTCTAAAAACGCGCATTGAGAATATAAATCTAAAGGTGATTTTGTAACCGGAGAGCCTGTTAAAATACGCCGATATTTAGCAAGCTTGCTCAGTTTTATAATGTTCTTGGTTCGTTTGGCATTAGGGTTTTTGATTGTCGTACTTTCATCCACAGCCATTAATGCAGTATGCATTTTTAAGAATTTTTGAACAAAGGCGCTTCCTTTTTTCGTGCTGAAAGCTTCAACATTTACTATCAGTATATTAAGTTCTTCATCTGGAAATACGAACAAACTATCTAAAAGTTCTTGTTGGCGTTTGGTTGCCGTAGGATTCCATACAACTGTTTTATGAAGTACGTGACTGGGCAAATGAGCAGGAAGCTCTGCTAATTCCCAATTACGATAAACACCTTTTGGCGCGATAATTACTGCTGCGTCTAAAAATCCTCTGTCGTAAAGAATAGCAATGTTGTCAATAAGAACCTTAGATTTACCTGTTCCCATTTCCATGAACAAGGCATATTCTTCCTTATTCCATGATTTTTCAAGCGCAACGCGTTGATGCTCATAGGGTTTTGTTTTAAACGGATATGAAAGCTCTTGGCCTAACACCATGAGATTCTCCTTTCTAACCCCATTTTAATACACCTTAAAATACGAAACAACCCCCTATATGTAGCTCGAAACGTTCGAAGGTTTTGTTTTTCCAAAAATATCTGCTAATAGCCAATATCGTAATAGGGGGGAGTGTTTACTTAATAATTTCAAACAGTTAGCCCTATTAGCAGTTATTAGATGGAGTTAAACAGTAGCGATTCTCTTAAGCGCCATGTGCGCGATTCCATACTACCTTGTTCCATTTCATTCTGAGATTACTTTAAGGTTGTTTCGTTTAAGCTTTACGGGTAACGTGTAGGTATAGCCCATATAAAGAAAGAAGAAAGTAAGTATGACTGTATTTGTTGTGCAGGAAGAAAGCCCTGGGCAGAACATTGTTTCTGCTTCACGGTACGGCGATATAGATTATTTATTGCCTCGTGGTCAGATTACTTTTAGTACATACCCTACATTAAAGAGATTAAAGCGTAAGCTAAAAGCGTTTTCGGATGATGATTATTTATTGTTAATTGGCGACCCTGCCGCCATTGGCATGGCGACCGTAGTGGCTGGAGAGTACAACCAAGGAAGGATGCAGTTTTTAAAGTGGGACCGCCAAGAGAAGCAGTACTTTCCTATTAAGTTTAATGTACACCAGAAAGGAGAAATGTAGTGTCTGATTTAAAGCAGCCCCAAATTACGCTTGAAGAACTTACAAAGGCGTTAGGTCAAATAACGGACCAGGAAGCAGGTGAGCTTCGTGACCTTTGTGAACAGTTTGTTCGGCTGCGCAATTTGCGGGATACGGCCTCTAGTTTGTTGGACGATGTCAAAGCCCAATACCGCCGGTATGAGCGTGAACTTGTGCCCGATGCAATGGATGCATTGGGCATGCAGTCATTAACCACGGATAATGGCGTACAGGTTAATATAAAGGATGACGTTCATGCGCATATATCCAAAGATAATAAACCGGAAGCGCATCAATGGCTTCGAGATAATGCTCATGGAGACATTATAAAGAACCAAGTACAAGTTTCATTTAACCGTAACCAGGATAATATCGCAGGGGGGTTTTATGCGGATGCCGTAAAGCAGGGTTTGGATGTAGAGCGAAAAGAGCAGGTACACCCGTCCACATTAAAGGCGTGGATGCGTGAAATGCGCAACAAGGGTATTGCGGTGCCTATGGAAATGTTTGGTGTGTACGAGGGCCGCATAGCCAAAATGTCAGCTTGGAAAGGAGAATAAAGTGGCCAAAGAAGTAGCTAAAAGCCAAGAACCTTCATTAGCGTTGCCTTCGTTAACGGATATGAAGGTTACAGGTTTTGAAAACGTAACTATGGACGATACAGCAACGCCGTTTTTAAAGTTGCTGCAAAAAATGAGCCCTGAGACCGAAGAGGGTACCGCTGATTATATCGACGGAGCCAAAGCGGGTCAGGTTGTAAATTCGGTAACCAAGCAGTTGTATGAATCGTCTAAAGGCGTTTTGGTTTTGCCCTGTTTTTTCAAACGGGAATACATTGAATGGGAACCTCGGGAAAAAAGCCAAGGCGCACCGGTTCACCGCCATTCGTCCAGTAGCGATGTTTTAGCGCGCACGACACGCAGTGTTGATAATAAGGATGTTCTTGAAAACGGCAACTACATTGAAAACACGGCTCAATGGTACGGGCTGTTA